GTGCTATTTAAAAAATATTGCCACCTAGCAATACGCATAATATGTGCCTTGTATTCGTCATCTATGCGAAAAAAATAAGGAATTCTTTCAAGAATTTTATCTTTATTTTTATTAACATAAAAGCGTTCAATTAAATTTTTATATTGTCCTATGATTTCTTCTAAAATTTTATAAAACTCCCATATTTTGCCAAAATTAATAATATGTTGCGAAAGTTGACGTTGTCGTGTATCAAGTAGTTGATTTCTAACTTGCTTTTTTCTTTCACTTCGTGGATCAATATAAGTTAATACATTTCTAATACTACTTATTATAGGGTGTTCTCCAGTTTGTGATGCTTGCCTTCTAAACATACTATTATAATAGAATATATTATAATAGTATATATTATAATATAATAATATATTTTATTAGTTAAATAATAAAACTACTTAATATAGTATGACATCTAATATAAATTTACAAAATTTAAATACTAATATTGATGATTATAGTATTGAAGAATTATATAATTTACTTGAATTAGAAGAATTTACACGAGAACATATAATTTTAACTGTTAATGATTTAACAACAAATGTTTTTTCAAATAATGCTTCTATTAAAGAATTTTTTTTAAATGCACAAACCAAATTATTAGATTATTTAACAAATTATGATGGTTCTATTGATAGTTTATTGCATAATTATGCAAATAGTAATATTGAAACAAATAGTAATACTAATAAAGAAGGTTTTGTTGGTCTTAATCAAGAACAAGATTCTGACGAAGAACCAGAACCAGAACAACAACAAGAAACCACAAATTCATTAAGTGATTTTGTAATTACAAATATACTACGAAAAAAAAATTTCATTTTAATACCGCGCAAAAAACATATTCAAATGAAGAACCAGTAAATTGTAGAATGTATGTTCAACGCACTATAAATGTTAAAAGTGCAACACTTATGTCAATAACTTGTAAAATGCCATTATTAATACATAGTTCAAAAGTAAATAATTTTTTTACAATACAAAAATATGTTGGGGAAATTTGTGATTTTTCAGCACAAATAATAATAGATGAAGGTTATTATGAAGATAGTTTAACAATGTCAAATACTATAAATAGTAACATACAAAAAAAGGCACTTGATTTGAGTGTAAATAGTCAAGATTTTTTGAACGCAAACTTTTTGAATAATATTACTTTTTCATTTAATTATATTAATATTGGTATGTTTCAATTAATTAGTGCTTCTCTTATTCGTAGTATAAGTTATTATGTATTAGACTTCACTTCAACAGCAAATAGTCAGTATTCACTGGCTACTATTTTGGGATTTTCAACTATTAATAATTCTAACATATTTAATAATTCAGGCGACATATTAACAATAACCGGATCAAAACCTTATAATACAATAAGTAATAAACTACCATTTTTTTTTTGTTTTGAAGACAATAATAATTCATTAACCAGTAATTATATATGTTTAAAAACCAATTTTATACAAGCGCGAGTGTTAGCTAAAATCTCACCTATTACTTGTTTCCGTATTTCCAATACATTATCAATAAATTTTGATGATACTAATGCAAATGTATTAGTTTATAATGGAAGAGTAAATATAGAAAATTTTAGTGTTAAAATTTTGGATGTATACGGTAATTTGTTGTTATCAATAAATGATGATTTTTGCTTTGAACTAGAGTTTGAATGTGAAGAATTAACTGCAACAAACGGTTCAAGTATTATTTTACCAAATATTTTACCAAATATTTAGAATAAAATAGTATAAAATAGTATAAAATAGTTTAAACTAGTTTAAAATAGTTTAAAATATTATCTTATTATAAATGGTATGCGCAAATTCTTGCATGTTTGCTTCGGTATTTTTAATTGCTAATATTTATATGATATTTTCTTGTATAAATGATACACATAAATCAGAATTTAAAAAAACATTAACTACTAAACAAAAAGCAATTTATGAAAATATAATAAATGAACGAAAAAATATATATTATGGGGGGTTTATTTTAGGCATAGCATTATCATTTTTGGTAATTTATATTGGAGAACGCTATTTGTTTTTTATTGATAAAAAAAGTAATAATTATGTACTTCCAAAAGTATGTATTGTAGCAACAATAACATTTATTACAAATTACTTTTTCTATATATTGTATCCAAAAACAGACTATATGTTATTACATTTAACAAATCAGACTCAAATTCAGGGGTGGTTAGCTATTTATAAAACAATGCAATATAAATTCCATTTTGGTTTTATATTGGGAATTATTGCTGTAGTAATTTATGCATACGGTTTTTGTAAATAAAGTAGTGTTAATCAGTTTTATAGACTTCGTTTTTAATTAGTGTAAATATTTCATTACCACAATCATATTTATAATCAACAATTGTTAAACCACACAACGTAAATAATTGGTGCAGTTCATCTATTTTAAAAATATAATAAAATCGTTCATATATTTGTCCATATTTATTATATAATACAATATTGTTACCATAATTATTAAAACTACGTCTTGTTTTTTGCGGTTGATTAATAGACCATGTTGATAGCATTATTTTGCCGCTAATTTTGATTAATCGTTTCATTTCCAATAATGCTTTAACTCTATTTTCTTTATTTTCCAAATGATGAAAAACGGCAATACATAATATTGCGTCAGCACTATTTGATTTAAATGGAATATTTGTCATATTAGCATTAATAACATTTAAATTTTTGGATTTACAAAGTGTTACAAAGTTTTCACAATTGTCTATACCACTAAAAATAAGATTTTTAGCATTATTATTAATCATATTACGTCCATTACCACAACCAATGTCATAAACAATAGAATTTGTTTTTAAAGTATTTAAGAAATCACTAACCCAAGACCATTTATAAGAACGATTATTATCAAAATGTGTGGCAATTTCCTCATAAACATTTTTAACATGACTAGTTTCAATACTATTGGTTTCTAAAATAGGGACTTCTAACATAACATTTGTCATAATAGCATTATAAAAGTTTAATAAAACTATATTATCAATTTTTATTTTATTAAACTTTTATTAAATTTTTATTACTAATATAATATAGTTTTATATATAAAATAGTTATGCGTTCGAAAAAAATGAAACATAAAAAACGTAAGCGCCATCACCTTGTTGGTGGAAATTTTATTGATAATATGTCTACTAAAATTAGTGACACTTTTAATAACAATTCACTTGTAAAAGGTGTAAATGGTTATTTTTCACAAACTAATAATTCTATGTCATTAGACTCTCTCAAACAATCATTAACTAGTACATTAGAGAATTTGAAGTATAATGTAGTTACTAGAACAAAACAAAGAATACAGGGAATAATATGTAATAGCGGTGGATCTAAGCGAAGAAAAAAGCATTTAACACGAAAAAAGCAAACACTACATTATTAATAAACAATATGCAATCTCTCATAATTAAGGATTTAGAAACTAAAATAAAATAAAATTAAAGAATATGTTGACGTCTACTAATTTTTTGAGCATTCTTCAAAGTGCAATAATAAATAATGAACTGGCTTTAAAAGAGAATTTAAATTTGGAGTCATTAAAACTGGATTTAACCAATCCATACACATTAAAACTATATAAAATAAATCAAGACTTACAAACTATTAATAAACATGTTGATTTTTTAATATATAAATTAGTATGTTTATTTAATTTTTTGTTAAGTAAAAAATGCACTAGTCAACTATTAACTGTTAACTAATAACTATTTTACAAATATTATTTAAAACCATAATATTATGATTATTTATAATTCTATGGTTGCGATTGGTATTGATTTAGGCACTACTTATTCTTGTGTTGGAGTTTGGAAAGATGGAAAATGTGAAATTATTGCAAATGATCAAGGAATGAGAACGACTCCTTCTTATGTTGCTTTTACCGATAATGAGAGATTAATTGGAATTGCTGCAAAAAATCAAGCATCACAAAATCCAGAAAATACTATTTTTGATGCAAAGCGTCTTATTGGTAGAATTTTTAGCGATCAATCTACTCAAAATGACATTAAGCATTTTCCATTTAAAGTAATTGATAAAAACAACAAACCACTTATTGAAGCAACCTATAAAGGTGAATTAAAAGAGTTTCAACCAGAAGAAATCTCTTCAATGATTTTGGTAAAAATGAAGGAAACGGCAGAAGCTTATTTGGGTAAAACAGTAACCAGTGCTGTTATTACAGTTCCAGCATATTTTAATGATTCACAGCGTCAATCGACAAAAGATGCGGGGGCAATTGCGGGACTAAATGTGTTAAGAATAATTAATGAACCAACCGCGGCTGCAATTGCATATGGACTAGAACAAACAAAAGATAATAAAGAAAAACACATTTTGATTTATGATTTGGGCGGTGGAACATTTGATGTTACTATTTTAAGCATTGATGATGGTGTGTTTGAAGTAAAAGCAACGGCAGGTGATACTCGCCTTGGAGGAGAAGATTTTGATACACGTCTTGTTCAGCATTTTGTGCAAGATTTTAAGCGAAAACACAAAAAAGATTTAAGTGAAAATAAAAGAGCAATTAGTCGTTTAAAATCTTCGTGTGAAAATATAAAGAAAACATTATCGTCATCAACACAGGCTACAATTGAAATTGATAGTTTATTTGATGGTGTTGATTATACTAGTACTATTACACGTGCACGATTTGAAGAATTATGCAGTGATTTGTTTAGAAAAACATTTGAACCAGTTGAACAAGTTATTAAAGACAGTGGTCTAAGTAAATCATCAATTGATGAAGTGATTTTAGTAGGCGGTTCAACGCGCATTCCCAAAATTCAGTCTCAGTTAAGTGATTTTTTTAATGGCAAAGCACTTAATAAGTCAATTAATCCAGACGAAGCAGTAGCGTATGGGGCTGCCGTTCAAGCAGCCCTACTTTCAGGGGTAAAAGATAGTAAAATTGATGATTTATTACTTCTTGATGTGGCGCCATTGTCGCTTGGTGTTGAAACAAGTGGGGGTGTTATGACAAAAATTATTGAGCGTAATAGCACAATTCCAACAAAAAAGTCGCAAACATTTAGCACATATGCAGATAATCAACC